TGACTTGTTAGCAAGCTTCAAATTATCATAAGCACGACTTCGATAATCCGTAAAATGCTTCATATTATACTCATAGAATTGACGCACGACATCCTCAGACAACATACCGTGAATATCATAGAACGAAGATATATCCATTCCATAACTCTCGACAATCGAACAAATATCATCATCCAAAACTGCATCATCAAGATATAAAGGCAATTCACGTAAAAAAACGGGGTCAAGACACATCTGAACATCAAACAACTTGACATCACAATTTTCTTTATAGACTTCATCACCTTTCCAAACAAAAATACGCGAAAGCTTATCCACAAAATGATACTGCTGATAAAGATTGTACATCGCATATTCTTTCCAAAACCAATCCAGCATGCACATATAATGCGAGGGGTGACAATTATACCTAATACACCAATTCAAACACGCACGGGCCGCATTGACATCCGCAGAATGAAACCAGGACTGTTCAGCATTATAACTATCTCCGAGTTCATCTTCTGCACGCTTGGAATAAAGCAACGTATTATCTTTATACCATTTCAGACATGCCAAGGAAGCATCAACGTCTACTCTCTCAACTCCATTGACTCTTGAAAGCTTGATAAATCGCGTATATACACGTAATTTATCCATATCAGATAACGTGCCATAGCGGTAACACTTTGGGAAATATCGAGATACAACACACGGGGGAACAACGGAAACAAAAGACTGTTGGCCGTCCCGTGTAACTGTGACATCACATCTGAATATATTCTGTCGGTTGAACAATCCTTGTACTTTGTCCGCATCATACGACTTATAGCCGATAGCTGGGTTTTTAGAAGCCAGACTGAATGTGCGGGTAGATTTAACGCGTAAAACTTCTGGCAGATTAAGATTGCCAGTAACATATTTCGATACATAGGAGTAAGCGTCTCCACCTGTGACAGGTTGAACGTCGATATTCCTTTTATCACACATCTGCCAAGCCTTGTATATACACCGAAAGGCAAATTTGTACGCCTTTTCATTGTCAAACCAAAACAAACCATGGTAGTGAGGTCTAAATGTAGTAGGGGTGTACTCGCTGCAGATGAAGTAGCGCGTAACTTGTTTAGCTTGTTTCTTTTCCTTTTCATACTTCAATAAATAATATTTATAAATCTGATAATACAAATCATAACTTTCATCATCCAAATCACTTAACCATTCAGCAAACGGAACCTTACCGTCATAACCTAAACTATAAGTGAAAGAAAACAACTTATCATAAAACTTCAATTTATAATGACAAGTCAATAAATTTTGTAAATGCCAGCGAAAACGCTTCATGAACTTTTGAACATCAACACGAGATACAACAGCAAAAGAATTACAAACGTCAAAATTGGTGACACGAGGTGTATAAACGCGACAAAGCGAACCACGAACAGACAATCTTTTCGAATAAGAAGTTTCATCATCGCCTTGAAATCTATATCCTTGCGCATCATCGAGTATATAACAGTCAGCGTCTTCAGCAGGTCTAAAAAATGGAACATGTAAATTATCGTAAGTAAGCGTAAAGAAAATACAATATTTATTATCCTTACATTCCTGGCGTAAACGAGTGCGCCAGATATTGGCCTTTCGCTCCAGACAGAGCATACATTTACCACAAGGAACAGCATATTTCCTACCATTGTTTTCAACAATCACAGGATCTTCACAAGGCAATAATACTTCTTTTTCCTTTACTAATTCAACAAGAGGATGCACTATAAAACAATATTTATAAACAACTATAATTTCTCAAAAAATTCATTCTTATGTCTTTCAACATTGATAGACACATGAACAAAAGTTTTATATCTTATAACCTGACCAAAATCAATACCAACCTTAGTATGAACAGACTTAATCAAATTAAACAAATCCAAAGAAGACATATTATCAACATAAATATCTGCAGCAAAACCATAAAGATGATCAGAAGTAAGAACACCGCCAACAGCATGATTGACACGAATTGAACGATAAGCAGAATTTACATGAATAGGTTTACCTACAGCGTCACGAATAATCTCAAGAACATCACACAAACGAACAAGATTTGTAATATAAAAAGGGTTTACACACAGATTATCAAAAGATGTACGAGTAAAACACATCTCAAGATAAGTAAAATGTTTAGAAATATTGAAATCTACCATAATAACAATTATTTTTCTGCAAATATAATAAAAAAATGACATAATATATAGTATGATAAATTATTTTTTAACATATTTTACAGAAATAAGGAGTTTAAGTCTATTTGATAGCTGTCAGTTTTACAATATATATCAAGAGGTAAAGTACGTGGCACGGAGGGCGCACGCCGATTACTCGGAAACTGAAAATATCATAAACTATTAATAATAAGGTTTTTATAGGGTCGTTTTCGCTAAAGCTACAACTCGGACGCATAAGCTACGTTCGTACCTCTCTACGCTTTCGGGCGTCCATTTAACCACTTCGTTTATTTGTGCTATCGCTATGGGGGCAATGCTGCCCCCTATACCCCCGTCGATGGGCATACGCCATTACAGCAAAAAAAAAAGGTGTGATTAATCACACCCTTTAAATAGATAAAAACAAGAAAATCACTCACAATCTTCATCTACATTATCCAAAAGCCAATTTGACCATCCATCAGGATTAACATAACCATGAAATACATTTTGATAAGGGTCAAAAATTCTCAAATCCACATAAACACCATTTTCAACTGCAACCTCTACATCAAAATAATAATTATCAACTTGCCATTTTGAAAAGGCAAAACCAACACGCGCACAAAAAGATTTAACACCTTTAAAATCATCACTCAAAAAAATCGTATCCATAAATTCAATATTTAATCTTAACATCAACCTCCTTACCAGCAGGAGTATCAAACAAATGATGAAGATAACCTTTATGATCAACATAAAAAGGACCAAAAGCATAATAATCAACACCAGCATAAGTCCAAGACAGGATTTCACCATCACCATCTTTTTTCAACACAACATTAGTAACATAATATCTTTTCTTCATAATCAATTAGTTATTGTTTAACTTTTATATATACAAAGATACGAAAAAATAACGACAAATGCAAGTAAATTAACAATCAATAACACATTAATTGTTAACAAAACAAAAATAGCGCAGCCGAAGCCACGCTAAATTAACAGAGAAATAAAATAACTTAATACACCTATTAAAAACAATAGAAGTACAAAAAACAAACAACCTTTAACACCACTTTTTAAGAAATGAAAGGCAAAACTACGAAACCGACTACTGAACACCAACAGCAGTAGCAAGAGCAGTAAGAGCGCTGATTCCGACATTAATTAACAACTTCCAAAAATTAACTTTTTTCATAATAACGTAAATTAAAAATAAATATTATACAAATAAATCACTTTTTCGGATTAGACTTATCACCTAAACCTACAAGAGACTTTAAAAAATCTACAGATTTACCAAAATCACCGTCAAAAATAGAAACAAGAGCCTTAAAAGCCTTACTATCTCGAACAGAACCAACAACTGCACCAATAGGCGAAGATGTCTTATTAGCCTCGATTTGAGAACCAATCAAAGCACCTTGCAAAGGATTAGTTATATTATAATAATCATTCTGAGAAGACTTCAATTTCGCACTTTCTAACATATCAACAACCTGCGCAGACAAAAGACGCAATTGAGCATCAGAAATCTTCTTCCCATTCTCTTTAGTAATAGCATTCTGTAACTTCAAAGCCACAGTTTCTTCATTCAACTTAGAATTAGAACTAAGTAAAGCACCATTCTCTAAACCAGGCTTTTTAATCTGCTCATCCCACGTTAACTGCGTTAAATCATTCTGCAAACGCAATTGCTCTGCCTGCTGTTCTGAAAGCTTACCTTGCTTAACAAGACTATTAATCTCAGCTTCATTTTTAGCAGCACGCGAAATCAAATCGACACGCTTCAAAGCAGCATCAGCATGAGCATTCTGTGAATTAGCATTATTCAGATCTATCGTGCTATCATTCAACTTAGCTGTAAGCGCTTGTGTGACAGCATTACCAACACCATTTGCAGCCGTATCATAATTTCCTGCCTGGGTAGTAGCAATAGCAGCCTGATTACCAGAATTTACCTGTCCTAACATCATGTAAGGGTTCAAACCTGCTTGCCGCATACGGGCAACTTGCTCGGTAGGATTATTATAACTATTCTGTTTGTTTATTAATCCCTCTTGACGCTGATTATTACGCTCTATTGCATCATTGTTAAGTTTAGCACCTAATATCGAAGCACCTGCACTAATACCAGCAGCAAGCAAAGGATTACACTTTCGCAAGTCACAGATAGGGGAGAGAGTATCTCCCCTAATCAATCTAAAACACTTCATAACTACTCATTTTTAGGTTCTGCAGGTGCTGGTTCTGTAGATGCTGGTTCTGTAGGTGCTGGTTCTGTAGGTGCTGGTTCGTCAGGGAACATATCACCAAGAACAGCGTCCAACTCCTTACGGACAATGTCCAACTCAATTTCATTCTCATAACCACGAGAAACAATCGTCTGCTTGATCTGCTCATCAGTCCAACCTTTATTTGAACTATCATGCGGAACATTAGACACCAACTGCGAAATAACATCAGCTACTTCACGAGGTACATTCTTATCAACAAGACGCGTAATAATATTAGCACGATGCCCATTTGACAAAACAGGGTTCAATTTCTCAAACAACTCCGTACTTTCAACATCTACCGTCACAACATTCGAAGACTTAGGAACAAAAGCATTCGAATTATCAACAGCAACACGATTAAAATAACAATTCTTCATAATCAAAAAAAACAAAAATTAAACACGAGGCATACCTGCAACAGACATATCTGTAATATAATTCACAGAAAAACGGGTCGATATGCGGAATGGGTCTGTCTTCTCCGTACCGTCATAATTCACCTCAACAACTTCATTCGTAACAGCAGGGTCTACAAACAAAAAGCTGACAGGAACGCCTCTGTATTCCTTAGAAGAAACACCAGGAACCAAAGCGTTATTATGGAAATACGAACGCAAATTCAAACCCAATTCGGCATTAAAATACGTAGGACGATGAACACTCAAAACCTGCATACTGCGTCCTGTCTTGAACTCTCCGTGAATATAATCAGCACCAGCCTTGAATTCATGGTATCGAGGCTGCCAACCATAAACTTTGTTTACATCAAACACAGCATTAGAACGTCCAAGAGCCTGACCAACACTCAAAACACCAGAATGATTACCTAAAAGGCCTCCATAACCTTTAGCAATCTCATCTTTGTGCTTATCGTAATAAGCCTGAACTTCACCTGTCAAATCTGGAAGACGATACTGCGAAAACTTAATCCAGGGCGGAAGCAAACGAGAAAACTCAACAGGCTGCATACCTAAATCTTCAACCTCGGGAACAAAATAATCCTCACGTGCAAATTTCACATTAAACGCATCAATACCATCCGCATCATAAAGAGTAGACGGAGAGAACCAGGAAATACACATCAGAACACCATGTTCCTTTGCATCAAAATTGACATGCCCAGACTGACCACTATCAATATAACTACCTTGCTGACCAAAATTCGTTGAACTATCATCAGCTTTACCGTCTGCAGTAGCAATAACGGGACTGACTTCAAGCGCCTTTTGAAAACCACCGACATAAAAACTTTGTGTCAAATCATCAGAAACATTAACACCATAATGCGCCAACATCTGACCTTTATACGTCTTAGGCGCACGACTGGTAATCTGTGCCATTCTGTCAAGCGCCATAACATTACGAAGATTAGCAGCAGACAACACACCCGGACTATCCTTAATAATAGTCGTGTTAGCACCATTCCAAAGCGTATCAGAACCTACGAAAGACTTTATCGTAGAAGAAACATCATCAAGGAACAACGGTGACGGATGAATATTGCTCAACAAATCCTTGCTGTACTTGATATAACGAGGTGAGAAAATATCAAGTGCACGGTCGGCATGTGACTTATCGGGGAAGAAATCAAAAACAAATGAATTCGTAGCTTTATCGTACAAATCATCAACGTTATAACTACGAGGGTTAACCTGCTCATAATTCGAATCCAAAAAATGGTCCTGATAAATCTTCTGATAAGCAAGCCAATAATACAAATTAGCCTCATAGTTCATCATATCCTTAGTAACAGAATTGACATTAACATTACCACCGACAAAAGGCATAGCACCGTATTTCATCATGTCACTAAAACGGATATAGGAATTCAGAATATCATAACCAAAAATATCAGTTATTCCAGGAGACTTCGCCAATATCTCACCAAAAGGCTTCTTAATATCCTTATCCTCAAACTTACCCGCAGGAATACCATTTCCCAAGGTAGGACGCGTACCGACATCAGAACCCGTACCACGGCGAAAACCACCAAAAAAACCACCCTGATGAAAATGTAAATTACCGTCACCACTACCTTGAGGATTAGAAGCAGAACCTCCAAATTCGGCATTATCATAAATATGACCGTCTGCATCGGGAACACCAGCAAAACGAGCAAACACTTGATAAGGCTTGAAAGTAGGCGCTTTCAACTTAGAACCTCCATGACTGTCAAAGGCCAAAGAACTACTTACAAGCGTATTCTTAGGATTAACACCACTAAAAAATGCCTTAGAATAACTACACATCAGACGAGCAGGAACAAAATAAAAAGCAAAATTCTGCTTCATACCGAGGAACGGACGACCTTGTAACGTCTGCGCCTGAACAATACTCGTTGTATCAATACTCACATGATCATGAGGATTGAGAAACATTTGAAAAACAGGCAAGAGCATACCAGCTGGCTGCGTATACAAATGCGTTTCACTACGGTCAAAACCATTACGCGGCCGCTTTGCAGGACTCACGTCAATTTTAGGAACCTTTTGCATAATAAAAATATTAAGTTAAACACTAAATAAGATAATCAATAACATCACTATTAGCTTCCTTTGACTTGTTAGCAAGCTTCAAATTATCATAAGCACGACTTCGATAATCCGTAAAATGCTTCATATTATACTCATAGAATTGACGCACGACATCCTCAGA